TAGTGATTCCCGACGCCCCCGATTCCTTGATCCAGCGGCGGACCTTCAGGTACTCGGCCTGCTTGTCGTTGTTAGCCAGGCGGTCGCTGACCTCGACGATGGCGTGCCGGGTCGAAAGCTCCGCGAGGCGCGCGGCCCAATCAACCAGATCGCGCGTGAGCACCGGCCGGGTCGGATCGACGCCGATGGCGACGATATGGGCGATGCGCAGCGCGACCTCCATGGTGCGGGTCCACAAGGCCGCCAGATCGGGCGAGCACGCCTCCCCGCGCCGCTTGAACGCCAGACGCAACTCCATCCACCGTTCCTTCGCACCGACGCCCCAATCGGCCACGCGCGGCTTCAGGATCGGCCGCGAGGCCGCGTCCGGCAGGTTGCCCGCACCGTTGTGGGTGATGATGGCCCGGCAATCCTCAACCAGCTTGGTCGGCGCTTCCTGGGACATCGTCGGCTCGACACCGTCCGCCGGGTCGCCGGTGATCGTGAGGACAAGCCAACGCGGCAGGAAGCCGTCCGAGATGCCCTTGCCGGACATCGACGCCCAAAAGTCGTGAGGCGTGGACGTGCCATAGATCGAGAAGTTGGGGTTATAGATCGGCACAGCGCTTTCGGCCGCCGACGCCGCACCCTTGTAGAGCGAGTCCGCCGAAGTGAACATCTGCATGAGCATCTGTCTCATGCCGGTCTGATGCGTCCCGGCGCGCCGGTCCATGATCTTCCCGACGAAGGCCCCCAACTCGTCCATGAGCGACAACTGCGAAGGGTTGTGCTCGATGGTCTTACGCAGCGCCGAGTCGGACAGGAAGTTCTCCGGCCCGAGATAGCGATCGAGGCCAGACTCCACGGCCAGTCGGGAGAGCGCCTTGCGAGGATAGTCCTTGCCGTAGCCAGCGGGGGCCAGGGCGGCGATGTAGAGGTTGGTGCGGAGATTGGTAGGTCCGGCGTGATGCCGCCCTGCAAGCGTCCCCACGAAGCCCAGAGCAGGCCCCAGGGCGAGCGGACGCGACGGGCTCGACGTTGATGCGGTGATCCAATCCATGATGTCGCCGACCAATCCCGGCGGATGGCACAGGGCCTCCAATTCCGCCATCGTGGGGGTCGTTTCGCCGTGACCGGCATCGTGCGCAGGATCTTCAGAAGCCTCGCCAGCGGGCTCCGCAGGCACCGTAGCGGGCGTGTTTTCGACCTTCGCGAGCGCCGCGACCTCATAGGGCTGCGGGTTCGTCTTGACCCAAGGCGTAAGGCCGCCAGCCGCCATCTGGCGCTCGACCCAAGAGCCCGGCTCCATGCTCGGCGCGGCCTCAAGGATCGCCTTCTCGCGCTCGACGATCCGCTTGGCGTCGCGCTCGGCGGCTTCGGCCATCTGCGCCGCTTCCTTCCTGCGCGAGCGCAGGTCGATCTCGACGCCGAAGTTATAGCCAAGCTGCTCGCCTAGCCATTGCACGGCCGCGTCCCGCTGCGCCTCGCCAAGCTCCATCGCCTTCATGACGACGTTGATGGGCGTGAAGGTCTCCATGGTGCCGAAGTCCTGAATGCCGCTCGGATCGAATGACAGGTTCGGATGGCGCTTTGCCATCGACCGGCCGGACCCCGACGAACGCCACGGCGCTACGGCGCGGTACTTGGCCCCGAGCCAGCGGCCCTTCGGCAGCGCCAGCTTTCCCACCCAGGCGTGGAGGTTCGACAGAGCGTCTTCGTTCAGCTTGCGGAAGAAGTCCGTCGAATGGACCTGCGACACGTCGGGGACATCGGCCACAGGCTCAAGGCGCCGGTCGCCCTGGGGATCATAGCCATACGCCTTCAGAACTTCGCCGATGCGCTCGGCGATGTCGTCGGGCAACTCGGTCAGTTCGTTGAGGGACACGTCGAACAGCGTGTCATCGGTCCACCAATAATACGGCTCACCGGTGTCGGGATGGATTGAGGGCGGCAAGACCGTCTGCTTGCCTTCCGAGAGCAGATCGACAAGCCCAAGGCGCTCGGGCGTGCGGAAGTTGCGCGAGCGGATCACGTCGGTGTTGCCGCAATAGAAGAGCGAGATGCCCTTGCGGCCCTTCTTCTGCACGTTCGAGTGCGGCAGCATCGCCAGCAGCGCGTCCATCGCGGGCTCGAAGTCGATGTCGATGCAGATCAGGCCGAGACCGCAGGCCACGCCGACACCGGCGTTCGGCCACTTGGCCCAATAGTTGATCTGCAACTGGCTCGGCCGCGTGGTGCAGAAGTCGTTCCAGCCCTTGTAGGCTTTCCAGCTATCGTCGCTGAACTGCCCCGGCAACTTGCTGTTCGGCATGATCGGGATCGGGTTGTAGCCGTTCTCGAACAGGCCCGGTCCGGTTTGTGCGAATGGTGACTCGATCATTGTAGGCAATCCCTTAGAACGGTGCGGTGCCAGCGGAGACACGCTTGCGCATGTTCTCGCCGTATGAATTGAGGATGGTGGTCAGGAAGTTTGCCCATTCCTTTTCGGTCAGATCGGCTAAGCTGAACTTGCCCAGGCGTTCGAGGTAGGCACCGGCTTCAGCGCCAGCGTCTTGAAGGGCAAGGTTCTCGGTCGCAGTCAGAGACTTCGGGGGCATATGGAAGACGGCCTTTCCTAGTGAAATACAGTCGGGCTCTTCACAGAGCCAAAGGATCGGCTTGCCACCCTTCGGGGCGTAGCCGAGTCCGGTTGCCTCGCGGCGGCAGACGCCGCAGCAAATCGGTTCAGGATCAAACACGCGCATTGTTGTCGTTGCTCGCTAGACGTTGACGGATCGCGCGCTTCATCTGCGACACGCAGTTGTCGGCCGACCGGACATCACCGGCGCTCGACGGAAAGAAGAACTTGAAGGACTTCCCCTCGCCTAGCTGCACAACAACATACGGATGCTTTCCCGCCATCGACGGCTCGAACGAGTAGCCGTGCTGCGTCAGGTATGCGGTCAGTTTTTGGTACGACTCATTGCGCCGAAGCGCCCTTGCGAAATTCCCCACCTTAGCCCCCTGTCAAAACGGAATATCGTCGTCGAGATCGTCGCGGTCCCAAGGCGCGCGCGTCTGCGGCAGCGGCGGCGTGATCTGCGCATTCCACGGAGCCGTGGTGCGGATCATCGCAGCCGGTTTGACGTGCCCAGGCATCACGGCGCGGTGGTTGTCGTTCGCCACCGTCTGCGTCCCCCAAGGCTTCGCCTTCGCCGCAACGGTCGCTCGATACGCAGCCGCCTCTTGCGGCTTCCCATTGAGCTCGAAGTTGCGGGCGATCATCTCGTCACGGTTCGGCGGCACCGACACGAACGACTGCGACTCGCCTTCAGGCGCGATCTCGCCGAGCCTGCGCGCGACGATTTCCCAATGCTTGCCGTTCGCCTTGATCATGATCTCGGCGGTTTCACGAAGCTCTTTGGCGCGAGTGAACGTGTCCGAGATCGTGAACGGCGCCTCGTCCTTGCCGCCGTGCTGTTTCCACCATTTCTCGAACTTCACGCGAGCATAGCCCTTGTGCTCGGGGCACACCCATTCCTTGTGAGAGACGGTGCCGCACAGATACTCGACACGAATGCTAGGCGTTCCGCCCGGCTTGTCGTGGCGATAGAACGTGCGACGGCTGACCTTCACCCAATCGGGCTTCGTCACCGACATGATGGGCGTCACGTCGGCCGTCTGCTTGATGTTCTTCTCGACATCGCGCTCGAACTTGTGACCGCAATCGGGGCACTCGCTCAGACCGGCGAAGATCAGCGAATGACACGTCGGGCATTCCTTCACCGGGGCCTCGCCACCGCCCTTCCCCGGCTTCTTGATCGTGACGCGATCAATGGGGCCATGGCGTCGGACGTTGCCGCCGAAGTCGAGAACGAGGCAGTCTTCCTTGCCGTTGCGGATGGACTCTTCGTAAGTGTCGCCCAGGAGCCGCGTCCCGCGTCCGCACATCTGAACGTAAAGCTGCGTGCTATCGGTCGCTCGCAACAGCCCGATCAGGTCGAGGCGCTTGATGTTGGTGCCGGTCGTGAGCACGCCGAAGTTCGTGACAGACGTGAGCTTGCCCGACTTGAGGTCTTCAAGAATCTGGTTGCGCTCGCCCTTCTCCATGCCGCCGTGGACGGTCTCGCACGAATAGCCGCGCTCGCGGATCGCATCGCGAACGCTGAATGCGTGCTCGACGCCAGCGCAGAACAGAAGCCATGACCGGCGCGGCCTCTCGTTGCTCGCCGCGTATCCAATGATTTCATCGACCGCCGCCTTCGTGACCTCGCCCTGATCGAACACCGCCTTCAGCGACTTGTCGGTGAACTCGCCACCAGATCGGCGAAGCTTGCTCAGATCGATCATCGTCTTCGCAGTGGCCGTCGCCTTCGAGACCAGCGGGCAAAGGAAGCCCTTCTCGATCAGTTCGCGGATCGAGATTTCGTAAACGATGGCGTCGAACATCGCGTCGTCGCCGTCCGTGAGCATGCCCGAGTTGGTGCGATACGGCGTGGCGGTCAGGCCCAGGATCAGCATCTTCGGATTGATCAGCTTCAGCGCGGCGATGAATTTGCCGTACATGGTCTCCGCGTCCGGCGGCAGCATGTGCGCTTCGTCGATGATCAGAAGGTCAACGTGGCCGATGCGGGCAGCGTGCCGCCACATCGTTTGAATGCCGCCGAAGACGATCTGCGCGTGCGCCTCTCTGCGGCCTAGACCGGCCGAGAAGATGCCAGCCGGGGCGAAGGGCCAAAGCCCCATCAGTTCGGCGTAGTTCTGCTCGATCAGTTCCGAGACGTGCGTCGCCATGACGATGCGCGTCTGCGGCTCGAAGCCGATCATCTCTTCTGTGATGGTGCCGAGCACCGGCGACTTGCCGCCGCCGGTCGGGATCACGATCAGCGGATTGCCGTCCGGCTTCTCGGCCCAATAGTTATAGACAGCGTCGATAGAGTCGCGCTGGTAGTAGCGAAGTTGGAACGGCATCAGAGCGCTCCCGCGAAGAGTGAGTTGTCGTTGGAAGCGCGAGCCGGATGGCCCGGAAGGTGAAAGAGGTTCGGGACGCCGCCGGTCTTGCCGACTTCATTCCCCCATTGCTGCCAACCGGCGCGAGCGTGGCGCGCGAACAGTTCGAGGTACGGACCGTCGAGCAGGCGTTCGATGCGGTTGTAGGCTTCGAGCGGCTTTTCAGAGTGCTCGCCGCGCGGCGCGAGGATCGTGCGATCATTCGGATCGAGATCGAGGATCAGGCGCTCGACGCCCTTCCCGTTTCGCTTCGGCTTGCCCCGCGTGCCGAACAGGCAAATCTCGGGGTTGGCTCGAGTCCAATAGCCCATGCCCATGTGCGGGCGCAGAGCACGGCCGACCTTCACGTAGTAGAACAGGACCGTCTTGTAATCGAAGCCCCAGGCGTTCAGCACTTCAATGCCCTGGGGGATCATCGTGTCGATGACCCAAAGCCCGCACGCCGAATCCTCCGCAACGATGTCGCGGACCGGCAGCGACTTGATCTGCTCAAGCGGCATGCAGTCATAGTGCTCTTCGGGCGAGCGCTCTTTGCCTTCCTCGCTCCACGTCTCGAACAGCCAAGCCGGGTCGCCATAGACGAACGGAATGCTCACTGAAGAACCTCCGTCAGATCGGGCTCATAGTCGGTGTCTTCGTCGCGCGCGCTCGCGGACAGATCGAAGAAGCTGATCTTCCCGTTCTTGAGCGGGTGATGCGTCGCCTTGTGGTGGCAATCGCAGAACGACTTTTCGTCGGTCGTCGGCGCGCCGCAGACGACGCCATACATGCCGGACTGCCCAGGCAGGAAGAACATGCACTGACCGCGCGCCGTGTCGATGAAGCGGGTCTTGAACGGATAGGCAGACATGCGCGCTATTCCCCCTGCGCTGCGTAGTGGTCGGTAAGGCGGATGAACTCTTCGAAGGTGATCTCTTCGCAGAGCGGTTCGGTGTCGCGAGGATCGGGATCGCCGGGGAGCGTGGCGAAGACGCTGCCGCTTTCAGGGTGGTGCCAATAGCTGCGCTGCGGATCGGGCTTCACGCCGTCGCGCCACTCGCGGCCGTCGTACAGCGTGTAAAGCGCCCACTCTTCTTCATCGCTCGCGTCGATCAATTCGCCTGGGACAAGAGACGGGAGGAAGAGATGCGCAGGACAGGCTTGCTTCTGCTCGGCGAGCGAGAGCGGCTTATTCCAGCGGGCGCAGGACCACGCGGCGTCGCCGAACATCTCGGGCGTGGCGTGGATGCAGGTCCGGCACGAAATGCGAGCGAAGGAATGCTCATGGCAGTTGGCGAGATGGTTGCACATCGTCCGGCACTTGAAGGCCATCTTGGCGTTCGGGTTGTCGTGCAGACGCGGCGGCGGGTTGGCGTACTTGATGATGCGCTCGGCGCGCGCGAGCAGCCGGATCGCTTCAGCGTGGTCCGTCTCGATGCGCTCGCAATGGACTTCGCCGGTGTTCTTGTTGCGGCAGATGTAAAGGCCGCGCTCGAAGCCGAAGAGATGGCAATAGGTGTTCAACTGAACCCAATGCGTGAAGTAACCCTCGCGGACACCGAGCTTCTTCACCTTCTCCCAATAGGTGTCCTTCATCGACTTGGCTTCGACGACGTGCCACGTCTTGGGAGCTTCCGGCAGGCCGAGCACCTTGCCGTCCGTCTTGCCGCGAACGTGGCCCGAGATCGCCGTCGCGCGGTATTGCTTGCCGCGAGCGTCGAACTCGTCCACTTCGCAGCCGATCATGCGCAGCGCATTAAGCAGCCGCGTCTCTTCGATCTCGCCGGTCTCGAACGTGATGGCCTTCAGGCCGTCGATCACTTCCGGTTGCGACGCCCAGCGGAAGGTGTACCAAAGGGCACGCTCGCACTCTTCGCCAAGCAGCGAGATCGAGATGCCGAGAGAATCCCACGCCTGACTGCGCGACTTCGCGTAGGCGGCATAGATGGCTTCGGTGGTGGCACTAAAGGGACGCGGGATCGGTGCCATCAGGCAAGCCTCTATCGTTCGCGCCGAAGCGCGTTGTGCAGACTGAATTGTCGGGGGAAGGAAGAAGGTGCCGGGGCCGAAGCC